AAATGGATATAGATGCTATAAAATCCAAACTAGCAACATTACAATCAACTTCAAATACAAAAGATAACTTTTGGAAACCTGAACCAGGTACACAAGTAGTAAGAATTGTTCCTTATACACATAATAAAGATAACCCATTCATTGAGTTATTTTTTCATTATGGTTTAGGTAATAAGACATACTTATCACCTGCTTCATTTGGTCGTCCTGACCCGGTTGAAGAATTTGCCAATAAACTAAAATCAACAGGTAATAAAGATGAGTGGATTCAAGGTAAAAGACTTGAACCTAAAATGAGAACTTTTGCACCTGTGATTGTTAGAGGTAGAGAATCAGAAGGTGTTAAATTTTGGGGATTTGGTAAAACTGTATATCAGGAACTATTAAGTGTAATAGCTGACCCTGATTATGGTGATATTACTGATGCTACTAACGGTAGAGATATTAGTATTGAAAGACAAACACCTGCTGAGGCTGGTAATCAATATGGTAAAACTACTGTAAGAGTTAAACCTAATATGTCATCAATCACAGAAGATGCTACTCAATTAGAAACTATCCTTACTGGACAATCTGATTTAGTAGAAATATATAGTGAACCAACATATGATGAGTTGAAAGTAGCTCTTCAAGGTTACTTGAATCCTTCTGATGATTCTGAACCAGCAACAACTACAACTACAACTTCAAGTGGTGTAACAGCTAGTACAACTCCAACTTCAAATACTGGAACGGCTACTACAACTGCTACTGCTACAAAGAAGACTGAAAATGTAGAAGATGCTTTTGACGAATTATTCAATAGTTAAATAAACAATTTGAATTGTGAGGTCTCTGGAACTTCTAGTGTAAGGCCGGTGCTTGCGGGGCTTCTGAAGTTAGATTAACTGCTGACCTCACAAATCATATAAGGAGAACAATATGTCTAAACAAGACGAATTGGCTGGTGTTATAGCCGATGAACTAAATAAACAATTCAAACATCAAAAAGTTGCTTACTTTCTTGAAGAGGGTGGTAATCCTACTGATGTGACGGATTATCTTTCAACAGGTTCAACGATGTTAGACTTAGCTATCTCTAATAAACCAAATGGTGGTATTGGAGTAGGTAAGATTACAGAGTTAAATGGGTTAGAAGGAAGTGGTAAGTCTTTGATAGGTTCTCATTTGTTAGCTTCAACACAGAAGAAAGATGGTATAGCAGTTTATATAGATACAGAATCAGCAGTATCTCAAGAGTTCTTGAGAGCTATTGGTGTTGATACAAAAAAAATGTTATATGTACATCTTGAAACTTGTGAAGAAATATTTGATACTATTGAAACGATTGTTACAAAAATCAGAGAATCAGATAAAGATAAGTTAGTAACTATTCTTGTTGATTCATTAGCTGCCGCTTCTACTAAAGTAGAGATGGATGCTGACTTTGATAAAGATGGTTGGGCTACAGCTAAAGCTATTATTATAAGTAAAGCTATGAGAAAAGTAACTCAGATGATAGCTCGACAAAAAGTAGCTCTTGTATTCACAAATCAATTACGACAAAAGTTGGGTGTTATGTTCGGAGACCCTTGGACTACTTCAGGTGGTAAGGCTCTTCCATTTCATTCATCAACTCGTGTTAGATTTAAGAATATGGGACAAATCAAAGACACTAACAAAACTACTATAGGTATTAAGATACGAGGTCAAGTAATTAAGAATCGTCTCGGTCCTCCAATGAGAACTGCAGACTTTCCTCTTTACTTTGATACTGGTATTGATGACTTTGGTAGTTGGTTGACTACGATGAAAGAACATAAACTACTAAAACAGGCTGGTGCTTGGTACACAATCAATCACGCTGATACAGAAACAGGTGAACTTATCAAAGAATACAAATTTCAATCAAAGGATTTTGAAAAACTATTGTTAGAGAATCCAGATTTGAAAGATTTTTGCTACAACCAGATATGTGGTGCTTGTATCTTAAAGTATGATTCAAAAGAACTCGGTATCGATGATGTTGAAGAAACTGATGAGGTAGTGGATGAGCTCTAAAAAAGACTTGAATGAAAAATTCATTTCCTTTCTCGACCAAACCAAAAACGAAG